GGCTAGTCCTCCTGAGTTATCAGGTAGGGTGTCCAAGAGGTCCGTCCCTCGCAGAAGCGAATATGGGCATACTTGTACCCAACGTCGATCTGCGGGTCAATGTCAACTGGGATGTCGACACATCGTCTCATCATTAGCCAGTGAGTTAAACTGGCCTCCTCTGGTCGCGTCAGTTTTCGCTTTCGCGGAAGAAGACGTTTACGGGGTTTACCCCCTGTGACCAAAGCAGATGGATCCATTACGGACACCCCGCCGTGCAATTGGCGAGGTACGTAAGAAGACCAATACTGATGAAAACGAGCGAGATCAGGATTTACGAAAAATCCTAGCCCTCGACCGTCCCACTCCAAGAGGTGATTCAGATGTAGAATCAAATCAGGAAGTGAACGAATCGCCCTTCTGATATAGAAGGGCGTGACGTCGAAGCCTCTATGATAGTGTTTTCCGCAACTTTCGCGGAAGAGCCCGGTATAATTCGTTTTCTTAGTGTTCAACTTGAACCCCAAGTAGGCGAACATAACACGGAGTCTCGGCACCAATCTGTTTGAACAGATAATGTCATCACCATACACAGAGATACGACCACGCACGCCAGAGCGGCGAGCTATTACACGCGTAAACGCGTAGAATAATAGACTCTCAAGCTCGAACGTGAACCCATTTCCCATACTAGAAAACATTTCTAGTACATGGGTTGATCCGTCGATATTAGTCGACTTCACACGTAAGTCGTCGAGTAGCGACCACCACTCAGGAGGTAATGCAAGCATCACCAATTTCCAAGTGATTGAGTCACTAGCTGAACTAAGGTCCACAGTAGCGAGGCCTTGAGCTAACCCAGATTGGGCAAGCTTTTGGTTAACGGTTTGGTCATTAAGATTAATACCGAACCTACGCAAACGACGGCGGATATATTCGCCGACAGACCTTTGCAACAGCATATTGGCCTCGGGCTCTTTACAAGCCACACGGTCAATATCACTCTTCTTAGGGACGGTGAACAACACCGAACTCTCGGTAGACACAACACTCTGGGACTGAAGTAAACTGCCTTGCGACAGTTCGTCCCAGTATGGTCGCGCACTTTGAGAACAATGTACGTCACCAGTGAGCTTTTCCACCGCAGCTAAAGGGCTACGGGGAACTCGGGTAGAAGCACCGTTAGTGTGAAACGATCCATCAAGGATACGCCTCGGACGGTACCCCTCAGGTTCAATTGAACCATCATCGGGAATCCTACCTAAGATTCGCAAAGTTAAGGAGCGCACATCAGCGAAAAAATCGTCCGATGTCGTCCAACCAAAGTCACGCCCGTCTAAGCACTCATCGTGCATAAGGCGCAAGTTGGTCTTTGCGTTGGTCTGCTCACACGCGAGCCATTTCGCTATGGCTCGTGCTCGTCGATCACTAGCGGGCACTAACTTCTCGTCTAAGTACTTCGAGAGGATTTCCTCCCGAAGATACATAGTTTTGAAGTCGGTATCCTTTAAAGCCCCTAAAAGGCCCTCAAGGAAACTCGCATTGACATGATCTGGTAATGCCACATTTACAGGCTTACGCCTATTTCTTCGTGGAACTGACATTCGTCTACTCCTTATGAAGTTAGACACCGAGACACTTTGTGTTCACGGTGGACCTGGATCATCCAGGTGGCGATGATATAGTCTGTCCTCTCAATCAGAAAGGAGAAGGATCAACAGGCAAAGTGCCAATATCACCAAACTCAGACTCATCCCACTTATTGTGGCGAAATCGCAACTCATCCATCCTCCTCGCGCCTCGGACAAAGAAACCGAAGCACAGGAAGGAAGACCGAAAGGACGGCAATGATAGCGAGCCGACGCAGCTTATGCTGAAATCGGCGTGCC